CTCGACCTCCTTGCTCAGGACGTCCTTGGTCTTCCGGGTGTTGTTGGCGGTGATCGCGATCCCGAGCGCCTTGGCCCGGGCCTGGATCTCCTCGAGCTTCATCTCCGGTTCCTCCTCTCCGTCTCCGTCTTCCGAGATTGCCGCCCCGCACGCCCAGCACATCTTCATCTCGCCGTCGATTGGGGCGTTACAGCGGCCGCAGACGTACTCCAGTTCGCGGCCGGTCAGCTTCCCAAGCACCTCCTCGTAGGCGCCGCGGACCGTCCGCTCCGTCACCTCGAGGCTGAGGACCTCCTTCACAGACTCCTTCAGGGTCTGGAGGGAGAGGACCTTCCAGCGTGGGTGTATTTCCGGAACCGTTGCCGTCACGCTCTCCATCTTCACCTCCTTCGATTCATCATTAGGCCCGATGAGGTCCCTCATCCGCCGCGCGAGCGTGGGGACGGTCGGGACGCGCACCGCACGCTTCCCGCGGACCCAAGGCTTCCGCGACACTCCCTCCCCGCTCAGGAGCCGGATGAGGAGCGCCATCGCCTCCCCGGAGAGCCGCGCCTCCGCGCATCGGAGGAGGTCCGCGAGGACGATCCGCTCCTCCTGCTCCGCGTCAACCGGCTCGGGGAACTCCTCGATCAGGATCTCCTCCGGCCGGATGAGCCGCCGCGCCGCGCGCCGCATCGCCATCCGGGCGGAGATATCACAGAAGGTCTCGATCCCGATCTGCGCCTCCGCCCCGAGGACGCGGTGGGCTTCCGCCGCGTGCGCCCGGAGACCCCGGCGGTCCAGGAAGGTCTCCCCGCAGACCTGGCAGAAGTGGACGAACCGCCGCGCGCTCCTGGAGAGGGCGAGGAGTCCCTCGACCCGGAGGTCGTCCAGGTCCGCGACCGGGGAGAGGTTGGAGAAGCGAGAGAGCGCCTCGCGGCCCGTCCGCTGCAGCCAGGGTTCGTAGGCGTTAGCAAGTGAATTGAAGTTAAAGTCCGTTGGGTTGGCGCGATACAGGAGAAGGGCGCTTTCCTTGTTCATGCGGCGGCCTCCGGGAGGTGGGACGGGGTAGGAGCGCGAGACTAGCCGCATTCTTTCCGTGTGTAAAGGAGAAAGTCGCATCATATTCAAAACACTAGGGTTTCACTGGTTGCGAGCACGCAGCGGACCGAGGAACCGTACCAGGCCGCCCCCGCCTTCGGGCGGATCCCCCGGGCGTTGAGCCCCTCCGCGATCGCGTGGAAGGCCGCGCCCGCCGCGCGCTCCGCCCGCATCCCCTCCAGGACCGCCGCCTCCGCGGGGTCCGGGACCAGCCGGTCCCCCTCCCGCCGGAAGCCGAAGGGCGTCCGCCCGTAGACCCGCCCGGTCGCCCGGCAGCGCGCCGTGGCCTCCCGGCAGCGGGAGGAGATCATCTCCCGCTCCATCTCCGCCATCGCCGCCAGGATCGTCATGGTGAACCGCCCGTGCGGGGTCGAGGTGTCCATCTGCTCACGGACGGAGACGAAGCCGCGCCCGGCCCGGGCCAGGTCCGCGACGACGGTCAGGAAGTCGAGCGTCGAGCGGGAGAGCCGGTCGATGGCGTAGACGATGAGGGCGTCCGCCTCCCCGGCGAGGAGCGCGTCGAGCGCCCGCCGGAGCGCCGGCCGCTCCAGGTTCTTCCCGGAGAGCCCGGCGTCCACCTCGACGCGGAGGAGGTCCGAGTCCACGAGCTTGGCGTAGGCGTGGAGCTTCTCCTCCTGGTCCCCGAGGGAGACCCCGCCGCGCGCCTGCTCCTCCGTCGACACCCGGCAGTAGCCGATCAGGCGGGTCCGCCCCTCCGGGCGGAGCATCTTCGTCCTGGGCTTCATCAGCGCACCTCCTCGAACAGCTCGACCACGCGCACGCCGTCGTAGTGGCCCGGGAGGAGCCCCTCCGCGTCCCGGACCGCCTCCGCCTCCTCCCGGCTCCCGAAGACCCGGGCGCCCGCGCGGACGCCCCAGACCCGGGCGCAGCCCGCCGCGGAGCCGCGGTGCTTGGTGGTCTCCGCCAGGTAGCTCCCCCGCCACTTGATCCCGAAGCCAACGGAGAGGACCGCGCCGCTCATGTCCATGATTCCCTCCAGTGGAGGGAGAGGCATCCTCCGCCTCTCCCTCCGGTCTGACGCCTAGTGCATCCCGATGTGGTCGGTGAGCCCGGCGAGGCGGAAGCCCTCGTCGGTGAGCGTGAACTGGGTCACGGTGTGCCCGTGGTCGAGGCCGGTCACCGGCCCGTAGACGCGGATGAGCCCCTTCTCCTGGAGGTCCGTCACGTAGGCGCCGACCTGCTTGGCGGTGAGCCCGTCCACCTTCCCCCAGACCCCGGTCAGGTCCTGGAGGAGGCCGAAGTCGTGCCCGTTCCCGTCGGAGGAGCGGACGAGGGCGGCGAAGACCTTCTGCTCGTTCTGGTTCAGCGTCATTTGGTTCTCCTTGGTCATGTAATCATCTTACCATGCAGAAAGAATCTGTCCAAGGAAAAGAGAGGGGGAGGCGGTTTTTTTTCCGCCCCCCCCGGCCGCCCGGTTAGCGGACGTAGACCAGCTCGGTCCGCGCGCGGGTGATGGCGACGTACAGGCAGTTGCTCTCCTGCCCGCCCTCCCGGAAGGAGTCCCGGAGGAGCCACACGCGGTCCCGCTCGAGCCCCTTGGCGCGGTGGGCGGTGGAGAGGGTCACGCGGGAGGCGTCGTCCGTGTCCGAGAACAGCTCCTCCAGGCGGGTCCGCAGCTCCGCCGTGGTCTCCGCCTCGGGCATCAGGGCGCGGAGGCAGGCGCAGCGGTCCGAGAGCGCCTCGATGAGGGCGTCCTCCGCGTCCTGCGCGATCAGCTTCTCCCGCTCCCGGTCCTCGTAGGTCTCGAGCCAGTCGGCCAGGTCCGCCGTGGTGGCGCACTTGGCCTTCTCCACCATCCCGAGGATCTGGCCGAGGACGTCCCGCCCCTGGATGGCGGCCGGGATCCGGTTCCGGAGAAGCTCGAGGCAGATGGGGAGGAGCGGCGCGTTGGCGCGGCAGAGGATGAAGTCCCCGCGGGTGACCTCGACCAGCATCTTCGCGGCGGAGGAGTCCCGGACGATCCCGGCCGGGTTCGAGGCGTCCGCCTCGTAGTCCGGGACGATGCGCTTGGCCTCTGCCACGATCGAGGTCCCGCAGCGGTAGGTGCGGGGGAGGAGGAGAGTCTGGGCGTTCAGCTCGGAGACCATCCGGGAGAGGAAGGCGGAGTCCGCGGCGCGCCAGCCGTAGATGGCCTGGCGGTCGTCGCCGACGGCGATGAGCTGCCCGCCCCGCTTCACGGACTTCCGGGCCAGGGCCAGCTGGGAGGGGTTCATGTCCTGCGCCTCGTCCACGACCACCAGGTCGTGCTGCCAGGGCGTCAGGCCGAAGTGATGGGGGAACCAGAGCTGGTCGTCGAAGTCGACCTTGGAGCGGTCCGCGGCGGAGACCTCCATGGCCCGGGCGGCGAGCCGCGCGAGCGCCTCGATCTCCGCGTCCTCGTCCGCCACCCCGTAGCGGCGGCCCAGCTCCTCAATCTCGGCGTGGTCCGCGGGGTCCGTCAGGGTGATCTTGGCCAGCGTCGCCAGGCGCTGGACCTTCCCCTCCGGGCTGATGACCTTCTGCGCGGCCGCCGCCAGCTGCCGGCACGCCTCCCGCGCCGCGTCCCGCCCCTTCTTCGCGTCCACCTCGACGCCCTTGCCCCACGCCTTCCGGACGGTGGCCAGGCCGACGGAGTTCAGGGTCTTGGCGGAGGCGGTCTTCCAGTCAAGCCCGGCCTCGGAGAGGCGGGCGTCCAGCTCCTTGGCGTTCTTCACGTTGAACGCGCAGGTGAGGACCTTCCGCCCGCCGTTCTTCCGGCAGTAGCGGATGACCGCCTCGATCATGGTCGTGGTCTTCCCGGTCCCCGCGCGGGCGAGGACAACGAGGTCCCGGCGGACGGCGTGGATGCTCTCGACCGCGGTGAAGATGGCCTCCTGGTAGGCGCTCCAGCTCTTCGTCTTCATTGTCGGCTCCTTTTTGGGACTCCGAATCGTGCTCACATTTTCATCTTACCATGCAGAAAGAATCTGTCCAAGGAAAAGA